CCACTGGAGCGGCAGCCGAGGATTTATCGACAAATACAGGGACCCCGAAGACCGCAGCTTCAACTGCCGCAAGGCTGTTGTGCGTCACCACGCAATGCGCGTCGGAAATCGCAGACAGGAAGGTCCTCGAATCCGTCTTGCGTCTTACCCGTATCGGCCGGTCGGTGTGTTCCTTGAGGGCCTGAACGGTGTTCCGCTCCCAAGAATTCAATCCGAACACGCGGCAAACGTGATCCGAGGGCGGGCAGACGATGATCTCCTTGCCCTTGCGCCAAGGCTTGAGTCTGATTCCCAATTGCTCCCAACGATCGGCCGATCGTTCGATAGCCGTGCGCTGCTGGAAGTCGCACAGCGTCATCCGATAGTGGCCGCCGTAGTGGCCCCGATGGAAATAACCGTGATCGAGGTAGACCCACGGCTGCTTTGCTTTCAGTGAGGCGTCTATTAACTCTGGAGAGCCCCTAAGGAGCCCCCAGATGATTCCCGTACCCGGCTTTAGGCCCTCGCTCGCGGGGACGTGCGTTCCTTCAATACAAGGGGCTATGTCAGCCCACGGCCCTTCCGTCGTGTAGACGATCGGGCCAGCCGAACACCCAATCGTCTTTGAAGCGGGACAAAGCCTTTGCTCCCAGCCCTCTAAGATATTCAGAGGCGGCATACCGAGGATGGCCAAAATACCCCTGGTTCTTCTGTTCCATGCAGATGATGGGTTTGCAGCGGAGGAGCGTTTCCCTTGCCCCCCTTAGGACGAACAGCTCGTAGGCTTCGCAGTCCATCTTCATGAAATCGACGGACGGCAGATTGAACGAGTCGAGCGTCCTTACCGGGGTATCTCCCCGCTCATTCGGGTCAACGTGCGTTCCGCCGGTCGAATGGTCTACCGTGACCATCTTCACCGCCCCATCTTTCTCTCCGAGGGCACACGGATGAAGCGTGTAGTTGTTTCTCTCGATGTTTCGGACGTAGCAGGCCCGATGCGCTTCCATCGGTTCAAATGCATGAACGTGGGAGAACTTTTCAGTGAACTCCCTGGACCACAGCCCGACGTGAGCCCCAACGTCCACCGCCACATCCCATTTGCCGACATGGGAGAGGGCGTTTGCCCTATGCGGAGCCTGATACTCGCCGCACTTGGTAATCCACTCCGCTAGGTGCTGCTCTTCGTCAGGCAGCCACCATGTTCCGACTCGCTTCACGAACCGCCTCTAAGACCATTTCAACCGAAATTCGCTTCATCGCGTCCATGCAGTGCTGGCAGGACACCATCGACCCGCAGGACTCGCCATGGCCCGTGTAGAGGTTCACATGGCTGTCATAGCCGAGGATCTTCGGATGCGTCCTGGCGCCCCAGAGAACGACCGCAGGACGCCCTAGCGCAGCCGCAGCGTGGTGTAAGGCCCCGTCCGTCGTAATGACTAGCGAGGCTTGCGAAACGACCGCAAGGGCCTGTCGGAAATCGCCCGTATGAATCCGCTTAACGCCTTGAAGCGATTTCCTGTGTCGATCTCCGATCTGAACGACGTTCTTCAGCCCGTTGGCGACTTGCTGCCAGCGATCCCAGAACCACGCCTTGTTTCCTGAAAACGAGCCTTTGATGTGCGGCTCGATCAGAATTGACCCGGCATACTGGCGGAAGGGCTCGATTTCCTTCTCGGTCAGGAAAATATCCCCCGGCTCGCAGCGGTGGTCATCGTTGTAGATGAGGTTCCCCGGAGTGATGCCTTTGATGTAGGGCCTATGTCCGGTGTAGTGCGGGACCCAGACGGCCGGCTCGCCCCTCTTGAACTGCTCCGGCTTATAGATGTTCGGGTTGTTCTCCCAAACCGTAGACCATTCAGGTTTCCCCTCGGGGCCGATGAAGATTTTAGCGTCTGGGTTCTTGCTAATGGCCCGCCGCGCCCATGCGGAAGCCATGATCTCGTCACCGAGGCCCAAACAACGCCTCCGCGACTTCCTCGACCGGCCACTTGTCCGTCTGCCGGTGCATGGTCGTGGACGCATACCAGGGCATTTTCGAGCCCGTGTGGAGGTAGCGCCAGTAAGGCATCCGCGGGACTAAGACGTGGGTATTGACGCCTAGAGCCGCCGCGCAGTGAGCCGCGGTTCCCGTCATGCACACAACCGCGTCCAACTGGCTGATCAGTGCCGCCGTGTCGTCGTAATCCTGGGTCTGTGTGGCAAAGCCGAAGTGGTGAACCTTGATTCCGGTCTGATCGTAGAACCGGGAACACTCGATCTCCGCTTCCGGCAGGTGATTTATGCTCACGAACTGTGCGTCTTGCGAAAGGATCGGCTCAAGGTCGCGGAGCGTCATCGTCCGTTCGTTCTCGTCCAATCCCCCGACTCCACCCTTCCACATCACGCCGATTTTCTTGCCCTCTCCCAGGCTGTCCAGGAGGGCGCGATACATCATTGACCTGTCGGGATCGGCCTTCAGGTAAGGCGCCCCGGGGAAATCCTCGTCTGCGTTGCGGAAGAACCTTCCGAGAGAGCCCAGAGCGATGGTATGTGTGATGTCGATCGGTTCGGGCAGAACAATGTCCTTGCCCTTGCGCGAGGTGAAAATCACGTCGGGGAAGCTGCGCTTGAGCAAACCAATCAACCGAGGGTCAACCGCGCAGATAACCCGGCCCGCGCTCTTCACAACGTCAGGGAGCATGGAGGCGAACATGATTTCGTCGCCTAACCCCTGCTCCCCGTAAACCAGGACATTCCCCCCCTTGCCTTCCCACGTCGGCAGCTCGACGTCGTTCAATGCCGGGGGCTTGGGCCTGAGTTTGGTTTGCAGGAGCGCGTCATACCACTCCCAACCCCGTTTCCATTGCTTGAGCTTCAAAAGAGCGAGCGAGCCGTTCCACTTCGCCTCCTGATTCTCGGGGTTCATGGAGATGGCTTTCTCCGCCATATCCACAGCCTTCTGGGGGTCGCCTTTCTTCGTGTAGATCGAGGCTAGTGAAGCATACGTTGCATCCGTAGCGCCGGATTTCAGCGCCTTCAGATACCAATGCTCGGATTCTTCAAGCTGCCCCATTTCCGCGAGGCAATGGCCGATTGAGTTGAAAATCTGCGCACCCCGGTATTCGGGGAACTTCTGGATGTAGCGATAGAGGTAATAGGCCGTTTCGGGCCTCTTTGCCTTCAGGTGGCAGTTGGCCAGAATGAAGGCGACTCTCGGCTCCTCGGGCGTGTGTCTAGCAACCACTGTTGCGAGAGCGTGGGCCTCTTCAAGCTTATCTTCGTCGGCGAGCTTTGCGGCCCGCTCGATCATGCCTTCCAAGAAGGTGTTCATATTCTGAAGAGCCCCGTTCGCATGAAGCGATTGTCGGGATCGTTCAGCTTCTTCTTCACGACCTCACCGAAAGCTTTGTCGTTCATTGCAAGGCCGGCTTCGTTGGCCCATTGCTGGAGAATGATCATGGGGACGCTGGCGGCGTGCCAAAATTCGTTGTTCTGGCCCTTGTTGATCCCGGCGCTCTGGAGGGCCTTGTTCAAGTCAACGATCGCAGACACGTCCTGCGTCGTCTCAAGCTTGAATCCCTCGCCGTCTTTGTGAAACCACGTCTCGATCCCCGTGAGAGGATCGCGCTCAAGAAGTCGTTTCATGCGCCTCCAAAGAGAAGGGGCGGAGATTGCTCCCCGCCCCGTTAGTCAACCGACCGATTAGGTGGTCAGAGTCGTGGTCAAGTCGGCAATCACCGCCGAGGCCGCCTCGTTGCGGGACCGCAGGGTGTATTCGACAATGACCTGGCCCTTGATGCCGTCGCCGGTCTTGGCAAGCTTCTCCTCCTTGAACGGACGGAGGTAATCGACTTCCCAATACTCGGAGTCGAGAACGTGGGCCGTGCGCTCACGCGAGAAGCGGTTCGGGATGATCTTCACCTCGCCGAAGTCGGACACGTAAATGTCCGCCGCGCCGAGGATGGAAATCCCGGACTTCTTTCCGGCCGTATCGCGGTACAGGGTGGCGATACCCGTGAACTTGGAGATGAACTGCTTGTTCACCGGGCCGACCATCACGTAATCCGGAGAACCGCCGGACGTCCAAGCCTGCTGGCAGGCAGTCTTGAGCATGGTTTCCGTGATGGTGCGCTGGGCGCCAACGGTGGCGTCCGTAGCTGCGGCAACATCGCCGCCGGAGAAGCCGCCAGAGGCATTGCCGCCAGCGCCGCGCTGGGTGTTGGTGCTGTACCACGCCTCCAGGGAGCCAAGCTTGCGAGCCACGGAACGAGAGCCCGCAGACGACGCCTGATTGCCCGTCAGGATCTTCTCCATATCGCGCTTCAGCTCGGCCATGCGCTTGGCCGCCTGATACTCGTATTCCGAGTCACGACCAGCCTTGTCGATCACCTCTTCGGTGCCAGAGACAAGGATGGTCTTGCGCGAAATCTGAGTGCGGTTGCCGACGCGAGTCGTCGGCGCCGCGGTGGCATAGGTGGCGTCCTCACCCTCGGCAAAAGCATTGGTGCCGTCCGCCGAAGCGAGCGAATCCGTCTGCCATTCCGTATAGGTGGCCTTCACCTTGCCGCGCCCCGCGATCATGGACATGAACGGGGTTTCAGTGGGCGAGATGTTGTAGATGAGGTTGGACAGGTCTTCCCTGTTGCCAACCGAGTCGAAGGTGGTGAGAGTTCCGGCTACTGCCGCCATTGTGTGACCTCGTGAGTGTTAGGACCGATTTCTGGCCCGCAGAACTTCCGCAAGGTCGGTTGCCTTGCCGGATTTCTGGAACCGCTGGGTCGCCGCACTCAGGGCAGCCGCTTTCGGGTCAACCTTGGTTGTCGTTCCCGGTTTCTGGACTTTGGGGACGTTCTTCTGAACGACCTCTTTCAGCACCACAGTCTTGGCCTTCTGGGCTTTGTCGTAGAGCATCGCCTTGTGAGCGATGATCGCGGCCCGATGATCACCCAAAGCCCCGATCTCGGAATCGGTGTAGCCGGATTCCTTGAGGTAGCTTTTAAGTTCGGCCTTGAACGCCTTGCCCTTTTCGGGGTCGGCGAGAATCGGAAGTTTCTCAGCAAGCTTCTGCGCCTCACCCTTGAGGTATTCGGCGTGTTCGGCTTTCTGCTTGGCTTCCGTTTCGGACTGGATGCGCTGCTGTTCCTGCATCGCCATATTTAGACGCATCGCTCTTTGCTCGTATTCGATGCGAAGCTTCTGGCATTCTGCGGGATTCTCATCGGCCAGTTTTACCCAGTCGATGTTTCCAAACTTGTCCTGAATCTGGGCGTGCAACGCAGGAATGAATTCCTTGAGCAACTGCTCATTGTGCGTGCGCTGCGCCTCAAGCTGTCTGCGCTCCTCGGCCAGCTTCGACGTTTTCTGTCGATAGTCGGCGTCACGCTGATAACCGTTCTTGAGTTCGTCGAACGTCACCTCAAGCTCTTCACCGTTCACTTTGACGCGGTGCTTGCGCTTGGGTTGCTCGACTGGCTCTTCGGTTTCAGTAGGAGTTTCGTCAGTCTCGGCGGTGGATTCCGGCTCGGATTGCTCCTCCTCGGTTTCCTGGGCTTCCGCTCCGTCAGGAGCATTGCCCTCATCGGCCTCAGTGTTCTCGGTGGCGTCTCCGCCCAGCATCCCACGTAGGCTTTCCGCTGCCTGGTTGACAGTCAGCGACGTTGGCTCGGCTCCCGCTTCCGGGTTGGCCGAAACTTCTTCAGTCATGTGATAGTCCCAAAGGGAATGCGCGCATCACTGCGGGCTAGGCTCTCCGGTTCCCGAAGGTTAACCGAAGATCTTGCGAAGGCCCCCTTTTTGGCCTTCCAATTCGTTGATCCTGTGAACCGCGAAAGCGCCATCTGTGATCATGGAGCGAAGGTCCTTGCAGACCTCGTTCAACAGGACCATCCGGCGGTAAATGTCTTCGCGGGCTTCGGTCGTCTTGGCGTTGCGCCATGCCTGGACGTAGGCGGCGTCAACGTTCTTGACGGCCTCCAGGAAATCCTCGTTCTCGACAAGCTCTTTGACCCTGGATGCTCTAGCGGCTCGTTCCTGCTCGTTCATCCCACTTCACCACCGGGACGAACGCCGGAAATCCCCTGCTGCTGAGCAATGCGGGTCTTGGTGACGGCCTCAAGCTGCATTTGCTCCCGCTTCAACTGCGCTTCCATCAGCATCTGCTCGCGCTTCAACTGCATCTCGGCGGCCATTTGCTCACGCTTGAGCTGCATTTCCTGCTCCATCCGAATCTGGTCGGAGGCCAATTGAGCCTGGGTCTGCTGCTGGGATAGGGCAATATCTGCCTGGGCTTTCTGCTGGCCCATCTGAACGTCGGCCTGCGCCTTCTGCTGCTCAAGCTGCATCTTCCCCTGCACCTCAAGCATCTTGGGATCGGGCTTGGGCGGCTGAGGCTTCTGGGTCGCTGGATCGGTGAAGAACAACTCCGGGGTTTTGTATCCCGACGCTTCCACAAGCTTGGTCGATGAGTTGTGCAGGTTCTCCATCGTGACCAGCGGACCATTGGCCCCGCCCTGCAACTGAACCGCCTGAGCCTGCGCCGCGATGATGTAATTGATGGCAACGAGCTTCTGGGTCTGATCGTTGTGACCCAGCCCGACATTGGCCGTCATGTCGTACTCGTCGGACCACTCCCGCGGGTCCATCGGTATCCACTGATTCCGGAGGCGAATGGTCCGGGGTTTGTCCTGATACTTCGCCGCGTTCCACAGGATGAGTTTGAACGCATCCTTTACGCCGGTTTCAGCGAAGATGCGGGCGATCAGTTCAACGCGCATCTTGGCGGCGTCGAACAGGAGTTCTTGGCCGCCTTTGGTGTCGTGAAGCGTCTCCGCTCCCAGGCCTTGAGTCCTTGGAGACACCCCGGTGCGGTTCTCCCTAAGCTGGTCAACGTAGTTCAGGCCAAGCAAGGCTTGGTCCGCTACGGGAGTAGTCTGGATAGGACGGATGGCAGGAACAGACCCGTTACCCTTCACCCGAACGATGCCGTTGGGCTTGGAAGTCAGCACTTCCTCGGGGTCAACGATCAGCTCCTCAACAACCTCTTGCCTCGGGTTGTTGGCGATATAGAGGGCGTCCAGAAACTGCCGGAGGACGGCAGTCTTGATAAGCTGAATGTCTTTGATCAGGTCGGGGATAGACAGGCCCACAAGCCTGTGGGGCATGAGGATAGGGCTAATGCAGGCGAAGGGTCTCGGGCCTTCCCACTCCTCGTTATCCAGAATCTCGTTACCGGCGCCGGCCACGGTGACCTTGCGCATCTCGGCAATGCCGTCATCGTCGTAATCGACCCGGACGTAAGCCTCCGTAACCCATACCTCGCGCATCGCCTCGTTGATGGCGGCGGTGTAGGGCGACTGGCTCTCCTCGTTCACAGTAGAACGGGCAATGGCCTCCGTGGTCCCCATCGTCGGGCCATCGGAGGACAGGTTCTCGATCTCCTCCCGCTTGTTGGGATACTGCTCGATCAGATCGGAGATGGTTTTCTTGGTCTTGTGCGCGAAGAACCGGCATGTCTGGGGATTCTTCGCATCCCGAGAGAACAGCACTTCATCGCCCGGAACCGGATCAATGCAGATGCGCCCCGCTGACCGTTTCATCCGCACAACCACGTCATAGACCGTGCGCATGGGAACATTGACCCCAGGCGCTACACTGGCCAGCCCTTCGGGGCCGTCAAGAACCTGCCGCTTGGTCTGCTCGACTACCTCAGCGTCCGGAGAGGCGACGACCATCGCGTAGGTGTCGTCGTCAAGCCCCTCGTAACGCTCGCGCTTCCACTTGTCCTTGACTTCCCAATAGACCTTTACGGTCCCTACCTTGGTAACCAGCGCATCCTTGAACCATGTGTGGAAGTTCAGGAAGCCGGGGTTATCGCGGTCCCAGACATAGTTTGCGTAGTCCGTAGCCTGCTCGGCCTGCGCCTCGTCCTCTTGCCCCGTGGGCTCGAACTGAACCGCCGTATCACCCGCGGTGAATATCCGCATGAGCGACGGCATGATCCACTCAACGGTGTCTTGAACGTCGGAAGAGACAACCGACGAGCGGCCCTCGATCTCATTTCCGTAGGGCTGCTTCAGGTAGGCATCCCACCCGTCGATGCGGTCCCCGGCCATTTGGCTGTCCTGGGAGCCGACCGAGGATTGAATCTCGGCAACGACGATGGCTTTAAGTTCGTCTTCTGTCATCGCCATAGATCAGACAACCCATTTCACGTCAGGCTGCTTCCACGACTTTGGCTTTTCCTCCCTCAGCCCAAGAGCCAGATACCGGAAGGCATCGGCGGCGTGAGAGGTCCAATCGTGCAAGGGTCTTGATTTGAAGTTCTTCAATTTCTCGTCGTAATCGCGGCGATACTGCCTAAGGGCTTCAATGCCCCTCTGACACTTCACCGAATCGAACCAGCAGCGCGGGATCATCAATCGGGCGGCGTTGATACCGTCCTCTACCGATTGAGCGGGGATGACCCTCACCTTGACGCCGAGGCTGTCCAACGTCTCGACGCGGCTCTTGCCGGTTCCAAGCTCTTTGACTTCCGCATCGTGCGGCAGAAGGTGATCGCCCCAGACGTAGGGCTTGGCTTGCAGGACCTTGGCGTAGTGATCCAGTCCGACGCCCGACGATTCGTAGTAGTCAATTACGCGGATTTCCTTGCCGACAACCTGGGCCATCCAAATCGCGGTGGAATCGCCTATCCCCAAGTCCCACGCGGTGTGAACCTTGACCTTCGGCTCCCATGGAACGGGGCGAATCCGCTTGTCCTTCTCGGCCTGGGTCATTTCCCGGCCGTAGTAGGCGCCGATGACGGCAGCCTGGAACGAGCATTCGTATTCCTGCTCGTATTGGTCCTCGGTCATGCTCTTGCGAGCGTCGGCAAGCTCCTCCGGGTCTACGATCCCCGTCTCGGAAGCTTTGAGCATCTGCGTGAACCATTCCGAATCCTGCTTGGCGGACTCGTACATCTCGCAGAAGTGATTTCTCCCCTTGGGCGTGCCGATGAAGTCAGCCCAGCCCTTGCGATCGCTCAATGCGGGACGGATGACCTCGGGCCACGCCCGGGGGTCCATGTCCCCATATTCATCGAGAACAACGCCGTCGAGGTAGATGCCTCGCATGCGCTCGTAGTTGTCGGCCCCATACAGGCGGACACGGCCACCGTTCGGCAGGTCTACCCGAAGCTCGGATTCGTTCGTCTGGACGCTCGGGATGCCCGAGGTGAATTGCTTCACATACCCCCAAGCCACGTCCTTAGCCTGCGCGTAGTAAGGCGCGACGTAAGCGAACCTCGGATCGGGCTTGTCACAGAGCAGCGCGGCCCGGATCAGGTCGTTTACACGAGCAACCGTCTTGCCGGCCCTGCGGTGAGCTACGCCTATGGACCAGCGTTGTGTGCGGTTATGGAAGTCTTGGAACTGCGGGCGCGGGCTGTAGGGGATTACGATCCGCTGGACGGTGGATTCGTCTTCC